CTCGTTCATGATTCTTTATTAATCGGTTCAGGAACTATTGTTACTCCTTTTGCTGACGCTTAATAAGATAACTTTAGGAGAGCAACATGGCTGATGCAGTCACTTCACAAACTATTCAGGACGGTGAGCGTAAAGCCGTCCTAAAGTTTACTAATGTCAGTGATGGAACCGGCGAGACAAATGTAGTTAAAGTCGATGTTTCTTCTTTATCTGCAAACTCGTCTGGACAAGCTTGTACTAAAGTAACTGTCGCGCAAATATGGTGGCAGTGTGTTGGTATGGGTGTTGAGCTTTTGTTTGACGCTACCGCTAACGTTTTAGTTATTGGCCTGTCTCCAGATAGTAACGGTTATCATGACTATACTCCTTTTACTGGTATTCCAAATAATGCCGGTGCTGGCGTAACAGGAGACATTTTGTTTACAACTATCGGTGCAAGCGCAAATGACACTTATACTGTTATTCTTGAATTGATAAAGGAATATTAATGACAACCTCTGGGACTAGAGATTTTGAGCCAGATGTAGCGGAGTATATCGAGGAAGCATTTGAAAGATGTGGGCTTGAATTTCGCACAGGTTATGATGGGATTACCGCAAGGCGATCCCTCAACTTGCTTTTGGCTGACTGGGCAAACCGTGGCTTAAATCAATGGACCATTGAAAATACGACAACAACCTTAACTCAAGGTGCTGAGTCCATTGACTTAACATCGTCCACAATAGATGTATTGGATGTTGTTATTAGAAGAACTGAAGGTGGCACTACTACAGACATTCAAATGGCCCAGGTTAGCAGAGCTGCTTATTGGAACATTCCGACTAAAAATACCCAGTCTAGGCCAACACAGTGGTTTTTAGATAAACAAATAACGCCAAAGCTTTATATTTGGCCTGCTTCTGAAAACAATACCGATCAACTTTTGATCAATAGGTTGATAAGAATTGAAGACGCAGATGCCAGTGCTAATACCATGGATATGCCGTTTAGGTTTTATCCATGTTTAGCGGCAGGTCTTGCATATTATATAGCTCTTAAGAAAGCGCCTGAAAGAGTAGAAATGCTTAAATCTTTTTACGAAGAGGAGTTTGCTAGAGCAGCAGATCAAGATGAAAGTAGAGCGTCTTTGTTTGTGGCTCCTAGCTTAAGAAGCTATAGGAGAGCCTAATGGCTTATGCTTCTGGAAAGTATGCGATTGCGATATGTGATCGATGCGGATTTAGGTATAAGTATACCCAGCTTCGCAAAGAATGGACTGGCTTTAGGGTTTGTAGTGAGTGTTATGAGCCTAAAGAGCCTCAATTAGAGCCGCTTCCTCATGTTTCTGACGCAGAAGCTTTACGAAACCCAAGGCCAGAAACTGGTCTTATTGTAGGTTTTGGTGTTGTAAGAACAATAGATCCTAACCAAATGATTACTCCTACTGGAGATTCAATTGGCTCAGAGTTTGAAGGATCTGGAGGAACTGGAGAAGTTGGTACAGTAACAGTGGTGATCTCATGAGCTTTACATATGCAAGCTTAAAAAGCGCAGTACAAAACTACTGTGAGACTTCAGAGTCAACGTTTGTAAGTGATCTTCCTGTTTTTATTCAGGAGGCAGAAGAGCGTATATTAAAGAATGTACAGCTTCCTGTGTTTCGAAAGAACGTTACAGGAACTTCTTCAATAAACAATACTTATGTGTCTACGCCTACTGATTTTTTAGCGCCCTATAGTCTTGCTGTAGTTTCAGGGAATGTGTACACATATCTTTTGTTTAAGCATGTTTCTTTTATAAGAGATTACACTCCAAACCCTACGACTACTGGGCTTCCTAAATACTACGCTTTGTTTGACGATACAACGTTTATTGTTGCGCCGACTCCAGATCAAAGCTACGAGTTTGAACTTCACTATAAGTATAGACCTGCCTCTTTAACGGCTGGGGCTGAATCAGGAACAACATGGCTATCAACAAACGCTCCAGATGCAATGCTTTATGGAACTTTGATTGAAGCAGCCACTTTTTTGAAAGTACCTCAAGAAGTTGGACAATATGAGCAAAGGTTTCAAATGGCTTTAGAAGGCTTGCAAAAGCTTGGAGCTGGATACGGTTCTAGAGATGAATATAGATATGACATTGCAAGGGGATAACATTGTTTAGCGTAGAAGTTTCAGCGACTCCAGGTTCTGTAAATGTTCAAACGACAGAAGGTCGCGGAATGAACTCAGAAGAGATTGCAGCAAATGCAGTCGCTAAAATAATTAGTATCAGTGATACCGCTGATCCAATTATTAAAGCTCAAGCAGAAGCTTTTAGAGAGCGCATGTATTGGGTTATTGTCGCTGCATGCGATCAATCTATAAAGAGTGACAGAACTACGTTGTTTAACTTATTTAAAACAAACGGCCATGACGATATGGCTGAAATATTGAGGACTTTATAATGGCTATTGATCAGGCAATGTGTACGTCTTTTAAGCAAGAAATTTTGCAAGGCATTCATAACTTTACTAGCGGTTCTGGTGGTGGGACAACGACCACAACTGGTTCTGGCAATACTTTTAAAATTGCTCTTTATACTTCTAGCGCAAGTTTAGGCGCGGGAACAACTGCTTATACCACAAGTAATGAAGTTTCTGGAACGGGATACACGGCAGCGGGAAATACATTAACTAATGTTACCCCTACTACATCTTCGACTACTGCCCTTACAGACTTTGCAGACACAACGTGGTCAAGCAGCACCATTACGGCAAGAGGAGCATTAATTTATAACTCCTCAACAACTGCCGGAACTGCTAATAGAGCAGTAGTTGTTCTTGACTTTGGTGCCGATAAAACTTCAACAAGCGGAGATTTTACTATTCAGTTTCCTGCTGCCGGAGCAAGTACTGCAATTATAAGAATTGCATAGGAATAATATGTGGCCGATGTTACCGTTGCATTTGAAGGATGGAATAGCTCAACCCATGGCTGGGGCGAAGGCCCTTGGGGTGAAGGTGTTGCAGTACCTGGAGCAACAGGCGCAGTCGGTTCAGTTACAGTTTCCGCAGATGCAAACGTTACTGTCACGGGTATTGCTGCAACAGGTTCGGTTGGAGCCGTTACAGTTTCTGCTGATGCGAATACGTCAGTCACTGGCGTCTCCGCAACAGGGTCTGTTGGGTCGGTTACAGTATCGGCTGACTCAAATGTGGCAGTTACAGGTATTTCTGCGACCGGATCGGTCGGAAGTGTCACTGTTACAGCAGACTCAATCACAAATGTTACAGGTGTTTCTGCCACCGGAGCGGTTGGAAGCGTTACGGTATCGGCTAATGCAAATGTCACTGTATCAGGGATTGCCGGAACAGGATCAGTTGGAAGCGTTACGGTTACAGCCGACGCGAATATTATTCCAACAGGCGTTTCTGCGACAGGCTCAGTTGGCACGGCTACGGTTAGTGCAAATGCTACAGTTGATGCAACGGGATCTAGTGGGACAGGCTCCGTTGGAAGCGTTACAATCGAAGCAGATGCATTGGTTACGCCAACAGGAATCGCAGCCACAGGATCTGTCGGGACTGTTACCACAAGAACGGATAACGTTTTTCCGGTTACTGGCGTTTCTGCGACAGGCCAGGTCGGGACTGTTAGCTTTATTGGTAATGTCGTTGTTCAACCTTCTGGAGTTAGTGCTCAAGGTGAAACAGGGCAAGTTTTGGTCTGGGGTATTATCATTCCTGGACAAGATGCAAATTGGCAAGCGATTGATGAAAGTCAATCGCCAAATTGGCAAAATATTGATGAAAGTCAAACACCAAATTGGCAAGCAATTGATGAGAGTCAATCATCAAGCTGGCAAAATATTGACGAAAGCCAAACACCAAATTGGCAAGAGGTAGCATAAAATGGCAACGTATGTAAATGACCTTCGATTAAAAGAAATCGCAACAGGCGATGAATCAGGAACATGGGGAACTTCCACCAATACTAACCTTGAATTAATTGGCGAAGCGTTAGGCTACGGCACTCAGGAAGTATTTAGTTCAGACGCAGACGCGACAACTACAATTGCTGATGGCGCATCAGATCCTGCTCGAGCAATGTATTTTAAGATAACTTCTGGAGTAAGTTTAACTGCAACTAGAACCTGTACGATTGCCCCTAATACTGTAAGCCGCGTGATGTTCATCGAGAATGCCACCACTGGCTCTCAGTCGATCACAATTTCTCAAGGCTCTGGCGCAAATGTGACGATTGCGACAGGCAAGACCGCCGTGGTTTATCTGGATGGTGCAGGTGCTACTGCTGCGGTAGTCGATGCGATGGCTGGGGTTGATCCCGGCGTTACAGATACGTTGGCTGAAGTGTTGGTTGCGGGGAATACCTCGGGCGGTACCAATATTGAACTGACCACCACTGACAAAGTTCAGTTCCGCGATACGGCAATCTATATCAATTCAAGCGCAGACGGACAGCTTGATATTGTTGCGGATACTGAAGTTCAGATTGCTGCC